AACGGAACGAAGACTTCCTTCACGACGTATTTGCCGACCCCTCTTTGGGGAAAGCAATTTCCGTGTGATGAGACCTCGCTTGTTGAGCTATCAGAGACGTCATGCTCACCTAGGCTTATGCCGAGGGAAGAGAGTGCATGTAAAAGCACCCCCGCATGATCCGCTGTGAACTTCGAGCTCTGGAAGACGAGTGATCGCACGTAAGTGCCGCACCATCCGTCCTCTGAACTGCGAGATTCGTATAGACCATGGATGACGCCATCGCCAAGTAGCCTAGGACCAAACAGTCGCCATTCTTTCGGAATGGTTGTAACTGCCAAAATCCAACTGCGATAATAGCGACGGTCGTAACCCAGAGAGGTCCGTGCGAACGAGCGTATACGGTTGGCGGCTTTGTAGCCGTTAATAGTATCGCTCACTAACTCCTTTTGATATATAGGAGTTACGTCTCTCCCCTCGAAGTAGTGGGCCCCGCAGCTCTCCCGAAAGGGAGAACTCCAGTGACTCTTCTTCGGATTCACGATGAACCCGTAGAAAGTACTAACCTCGATAAAATCTTCAACCGCGTTCGTGTCAATGATGACGTCGTCACCATAGACACTAGCCGTTGTGCTTAGCACTCTGGCGATCGCGTAGAAGATAAGGGACTCAAGCTCGAACGTATAACCATTCCCCATGGAGGAAAACTTCTCCCATTTGAAAACGGTACCATCAATCTGGCCAGATTCGCACCTGGTCAGCGACATTGCGTGAAACCAATCCCGAGGGACTAGCTCGTATACAAGTCGACTAGCGATTGTGTCGCTAGCTGATGAGAAGTCGATGGTGGCCAGATGGCCATACTTCGACCCTATACGCGCCAAGTTCTGATTCTTGGCTTGGTTATCGAGATCAATCCCAAAACGACGCAACCTGCGCCGAATCATCTTGCCGATCCCCTTCTGGAACCAGAGGTTCAGAGAGGGCTCAACAGCGATGACACGGTCGGTTTTCGCGTTCTTGGGAACCGTGGTAACCTTGTTACCGACTTCAACCTTTATAGGACCACCGCTCGAAGCGATTGAACCCCACAAAGGGTAGGCTACCCCGAAGGACTCGCCAAGAAAGTCTGCTAACCCGATCGTCGCTTCATTCGATGAATGAAACTTAGTGACGCCGTGACAAAGAGGACCGTTTAAAACGGTCGTTGTGCCAGGGCCCCACCCACAGCTTGAGGCCCATTCCTCTGCATCAAAGACTCCAAGAATCTCGGCTATTTTCGTTTGAATCTGCAAATGCAGGTCAAACCGGCGCAAGTTTTCGAGCTCGCGCCCCGAGAAATATTCAAGGAGACGATGATTTGTGTCCCGACAGTGTTCTTCCATCTGGAGGAACTTACTTATCGCAACCGACTTAACGTCGGTCTTGAGTCGTAGAAACTTCGACTTGGACAAGTACTCAGTCGCCGTATAGGCTCTGCGGTACTCATCAGCCGACGAGTATCCCAAGGGATCTGTCTGGAGTGACACCAACTGCTCGTGTTCGCCGTTCTGGTATAAGAGCCAGACGGTTAACGAACGCGGACAGTCGAGATCAGAGAGGAATTGCCTCAAAACTAGGTCGTGAGATCCAGTCGGGAGTCTGGGGTTTGAGAACTGTCTTTCGACGGCTCTCGACGCAACATTTCGCATGATTGCACCTTTGATTGCATGTACATCGCAGCTATCATCGTCACGCAGAGCGCGACGACGATGGAAAGAGTCAGCGTCTTCACGACGTCAACTCAGTACTGCGATTCGAGCGACTCGACAAGGGTTTGCACCGTCAGGTGGGCTTGGAGATTCGCGTTATAAGCGCGAATATTCTTCCGCTCCACTAGCGATGCTCGCTCCGGGATCGTGTACTCGGTGTGAGCGCTGCAATCATAGGCCTTCGTGGCCGGCGGCGTGACCCCTGTGGAGCTGTTGCCAATCACTTCCAAGGTCGGAACCATCACGCGAGTGGTGGCCCG